CTCAGCCGAAAACCGCCCGTCCCACGGAGCCAGCTCGCCTCCTTGACGATCACCCAACAGCTCGTGCGCTGCCTCCACGATCTCGCCGATGACCGGTGAATTTCGGTCCATGCGCCAGTACCCTGCGGCGCGCTCGGCAAATCGTTGCAACGGATCCACGAGGTGAGTCGGGCCCACAAACAACTTCTGTAACAGTCGAAGTGGGTTGGCACAAGAATTCACATCCCCATGCCACACTTGGCGTGTAAAACAGCGATTCAAGAAAGACACGCCAAGTTCGTCTCGTTTAACGACCTCAATCTTATAATCCTGACCCAGCAATGTCGCGCTGCGCTTCAAGGCACGAGGGTCGACGTCTCCGTCAAGACTGTCGTCACCTCCATATATGCCAAGTGCTGCATACGCTTGCTTAGGAGTCAGCTTGACACCGTTCCGCAACGTATTGCGCCATGCGCAATAGGCGATGAACGCACTGTCAAGAGAATTGTAGTCGGACGTCTCCAATGACCCCGATCCACGAGAGTACCCCGAAAGATACTTGCGACCAAACACAGTAGTGCCCGGGAGACCTATTTGCTTGTCCATGGCCTCATTTAGTGCAGAGTGAACCTCACGTCGGAAGAAACGTAAAGCAGCCATTCGTTCAAACACGCGCAATCGTCGCTTCACGTGTCCATCAAAACGGTTGGCGTCAGCCTGTGCAACATGCTTGGCGGTCTCGCATATTTCAGCGACTCGCTCGGCGCATTGGGCTGGCGTCTTATTAAATGCGTACCAAGGAGCTTGGCTCAGCACGCCCAGGTGAAAGGCGTACATAAACTTGGAATACGCAAGCTTAATGGACGGCTCTGCCTGCGAAATATTTCGCGGGTCAGTTTGCTTCATGTAGGTTTCTCGCTTCATGAAGGCGTCCCACTTGGCGCGCATCCATCCAATCAACGTTCCTGTGTTGAGGATGTGTTGCTGCCCGGCCTTTGCTTGTTTGGCGAAGACATAGTCCTCGTCAACCGGCTCACCAACATGCGGCACAGGAATGAGAAACTCAAGGAACTCAGTCATGTATTGCAAAAGTGTCGGCGGGATTGGCTTTTCCTCGCTGTCGTCGGAGTCAGCGAG